TGCTCCGCCACTACCTACTGCATAGGTAGCACTAGCAGAATAAACGCCACCTGCTCCGCCACCTGCTCCTACAACCAAAAAATCTGCAGAATAAACGCCGGCGGGGGCTACCCATGTTCCGCTTGATGTAAAATCAATCGTTTTATAAGCTGCAGCTGGAATCTTAGTAAATGCCATTATGCAATCTCGCTTCCAAAGAGGTTAAATGAAAGGTTGGCAGATGATGCGTAAACACGCATAACATCAGTTGCATTAAGTGTGATGCCTAAAGTAAAGGCTAAAAAACCATTACCAGGACAAGTCAATTCATAAGCAACATAGTCCTTGTTGGCTGTTGCTGCACCGTTGTCTGATACCGATACTCTAAATGTCGCATCTGATACTGATCGATTAGTAACAGTTAGCGTTGAGACGATTGTCTCAGTCGCTGCTGGAACGGTATATAGAGCAGTCTCAGTCGTAGCGCTAGGAGCAGATTGACCGAGGATCTTGTAACTTACAGCCATTTTAGGCTCCCATCATTAGGAAAGGGTGGATAATTTGTAGTTTGAAAGTGGCAATCTGATGGACTGTTGTGTCGATGTCATTGCCTAGGGTACGCATGGCAAGTGCGCCATTCTTGACATAATCGCTGTCATTTGGCTCATCCCAGCCATAGTAGGTACTCGTTGCCATGTTTACTCCTTATTCGAATTGGAACCATTGTAGGGCAGGATCAACTGCTGACCAGATAAGCGACGCGTTTACATCCTGCCATCTTGTTGGCACTATGCTCATTGTAGCGTCTGTTGATCTTAAAATCATTTGTGCCTGGTATTCGCTGAACGTCAAAGTCCAACCCTCCACAAAGCCCCGGTAAGTAGCATTAAGCAAAGGGATAGGCAGTCCAGATATCTCAATCGGCTTGCCCATGTAAATACCAATAAAGTCATCAAGGTCTGAATTAGTCACCGTTGGTGAATCCAATTGGATGACAAACTCTGAAAGGTTGGTCTGAGGGTAGGCTCGCAAAGCGATATACCGCACCGCTTGATAATCTGCCTCAGTACCGTTTTCTAACTCTGTTGTAATAGAAGCTGCGATCTCGCCATAAGTGGCAATAGATGTGGCATCTGATGCAGTCTTAGTCGCATTGGCTTTATAGGTCAAAACGATGGAATTGATAATGTCATTCAGGGTTCTATTTGATGTAATGCCTTGCCAAAGGATGTAAGACTCTGGGATGTTCCAGTAACCATTGGTATTAGCATCAATAAGGCGATGAGATTCATTGGCATAGCCAACCTTGCCTGATGTCGTTTCATATATATATCCAAAAGCCATCTGAGCATAAAGGGAAGCCAAAGAGTAGGCATCCGCTGGTGCAGCTGCTCTAGCCGTAAACTCATAAACCGGTGGAGTATCCACAACATCAATCGTGACCCCAGCCTCAGTAAAGATGGTTGTCATACGATCATCGTCATATTCTTTAGGGTAGGCAGATGTGCCAATAACCTTACGAGCCATTTCAGCAAATGGACCAATAGCTGTAAGAGTTTGGATTACAACATCACCCACGGATCCGCTTTGTTGAACAGCTGCGCTGATATCCGTCACTTTCCCAGTAAATACGGTCTGGTCAATATCGTTTGAATCTTTGACTTTGATGACAAGTAAGTCATTGATTTCAAAGCCATTATCTACATCGTTGAGATTAAGGATTTGCACTTGGGCATATGAGGCTCTGGCTTGTTCCCAAATAATTTCACGTCCATAGGTAATGGATACACCGCCCAAGGTATCGCCTGTGTAATCGACACCATCAACGGTTACCGTTCCATTAGGGTTCCAGGTCATGTTATCCAGCCACCACGCGAGATAGTCCTAGATTTGTGAACGCTCCTGATGTAGTTGCCTCTCGGTTAAGAATAGAAGCAATCTGACGGGCTACGCCAACAGGATCCATTGCGCCAGTTACATTGATGTTAATTGTGTTGCCACCAGATGCTGCGCTTAAACGGTTGTTTGGGATGATGTTGCCGCTATTTGACGGAGTAAAGAGTTCTGGACCCTTCTCGCCTACAAGGTAGGTTGTGCCAGCGTTTACTGGACCTCCTGCAGCTCGACCTCCACCAAAGATACTGCTAATGGCTCCGCTGATACCTTGAACGATTGGATTGTTCTTAACTAGATTAATGATTGCTTTAATGCCATCGACGACATCATTAATCAATCCAACCAACTTGCCAAAGCCTGTAATAAGACCTGAGATGAGTTTTCCGACTACTTGTAAAGCAGCGCCCAAAACAGTTCCCAAAGCTGGTGCAAGAGTCTTGCTAATAAATCCAGCAACAGTAACAAACAAGGTGTAAAGAGGTGTCAGGTTTTCCTCATTGTTTTTGATTGCTGTAGCAATGGAATCAAAGGCTTTGAACAAACCTTTAATGATTGGCTCAACTGTTTTAGTTATGCCAGGAATGACCGTCTTGGTAAGAAACTCCCACCATGCTTTGATAATTGGGATTAGGCTTTCTTTAAAGAATACTGAAAAGTCAGTAAATACCGGAGCAAGGTTCTCGCCCATTTCGGTTGAAAACTCTTGAATCATTGGAATGACGCTCTCGGTAACAAATGTTACGAGAGGAGTAATGGCATCAAGAATGAAGGAGCCAACGGTTTCCTTGCCTTCATCAAAAGCTACTTTGAGGCGGTCCATCTTTCCAGCAAAAGTCTCAGCCTGGATTGTTGCCTGATCCTTGAAAGTCAATGCTAAGGCAGCAGCAGCTGCATCGAAGTCTTTTGACTTGATAATACTGTCATCGATACCAACGCCTAAGCGCTTCAAGGCTCCTAGGTTGCCGTCATAGGCTTTACCTAACGCCTCAGATACTGCGCCTAAATCTTTGCCTGTGCCCGCTGCAATATTAAGAGCAAGGTTTTGTAACTTCTGGGCTTCCTCGACATCCTTAGTACTACGCAATAAGCGATCTAGGCTTGGACGCAATTCCTCGTCTGTTTTACCAGTAAGCAAAGATGTTTTAAGGATCTGATCCTCAACAGCTTTGATTTGGTCATTTGTAGCGCCGGTAACGTTTTTTAATGTTGTTGCTAATTTAGCCTGAGCTGCTTCATCCTCGATTGCAGCCTTGACTCCATCAACTGCCAACTTGCCGGCATATGCAGCAGCAGCAACTCCAGCAGCAGCAAAGGCTGCGCCTGCGATCTTTCCAAAGCCAGTAATCTTATCGCCAAAGGTTTGGACATCTTTGGATCCTGCATCAAGACTCTTTTTTAGATTATCAACATCGCCAAGGATTGAGAGTTTGAGAGTTCTATTACCTGCCATTAATCCCACTCCTTCAATATGCGATCAAACGCTGATTCCCATTGCTTAATCAATTCTGGTTGAATTGTCCGCAAGGTCGAATAGATAAAGTAACCAGAGTTACCTCTACCCTTTTTCGGAGTTCGCGTTGGGAATTGCTTGTAACGGTTTGAACCAAACTCCATACCGTAAAGCAGATCCAAAGTTGAACCGCCACCTGAAAACTTTTGACGAGCAAAGCCGTATGAAAACTCACCGACCTTACTGGTCTTGCTTACTTTAACTCCATCAGCAATACGGCGAGCAGCAACGCCTGAAACCGTACGAGTCGCTGCCGTTTTCTTAATCTGTTCAGAAGCATATTCAGCAAGAGCAGACGATTCCTTTTTAGCAGCTTCAACAGCTGCCTCATCCAAGGCTTTAAAGGCTTTAACGATATTGCGCAATTCTTGCTTATCATAAGTGATTGACTCACTTGCCATTGCGCTCCTCCAATACCTCTATTGCCGTCAGGATATCCTCAGCGGATGTCCACTCGCTCATAGGAATATGAGTCGCTATCGCTAACTCGATTAAGAGTCTGCTGATGCTCCCTCGTTGATGGCTTTTGGGCTATCGGTGCCTACTTCAATATCAACAATGGACTCCATCCAAATCTCCAAGGACTTAGTTGGCTTACCAGCTGCTTCGCGCTTCATAGCGCTATGTGCAACGAATAGCAAGTCATACATTCCTGAAAACTCGGTAATGGACTTTTTGTTAGCCATTTCCCATTTTGCAAAATCAGGCGGATAGGCGATGTAAGTCGCCTGATCCCCCGACGAATATGTAATTGTGATTGCTTTTTTCATCTTTGCTCCCGTTTGTTAGATGTTTAGAATGTTTCGGCAGGTGTTCCCACGACTGTAAGAGTCCATGAGTCAGTCTGTGCGCCAGGTGCTCCACCGCCTACGGATGGGAATACT